CAGGGCTATATTTTGAGTCCCGCCTAGGCTATTTTTCACTCGATTGGGGGGGTTCGTTAAGCCCCATACTTTGCGTATATCTGCCCCAGAGGGCACAAAGGCTGTGCCGAAAGGAAATTTTTATTATTCATATTTTGTCTAACATTTTTGATAAGTGGAATGCTTGCAAAACCACAATATTTTCCGGTGTTCTATTGGGTTGGTAGGCCAGCGACCCCAGCTGAGTAGTTTGTAAAGTACATTTTAAATGGGTGGGAAGTAGAGGTAGTCAAATGTGCTAAACCTGTTATAGTAACATACTCATTGTTTCCCAAGACTCCGCCAGTAATCAACCAACAAGCAACAAGACCAGTTGTATTGGTAGCCTGACCAATAAGGGTAGCAACTTGGGTTCCTGACACAGTTAAGGCAAGAGTGTCAGATGCGGTTGTTTGAGCAACCACAGTCAACATATAATCTCCAGGATACAGGAAATTATAACCAGCTGTACCACCAATTGCAATAGGTAATGTACCAAAAACAGCTATATCAGAACCAATTAGTGCTGGATTGGGCCAAGGATTGGTAGCAGAACTACCAGCACTAACCTGAAGCCCACACAATACCACAGGTGGTAATATTGCTATCGGTTCAGACAATTCGAAAGTAAAATCGAAGTACAACTCACCTAAACTGACGCTAGAAGTGACACCAGATGTCGCTACATACAAAATACCTGCCTGGGTGGTCTGTGTGTTATTCTGTGCCGCAACACCACCACCAATAAACTGATTAGCAATAACAGGTGGCGGATAAGCATAAGGCTGTGTCCAGTATTTGGTGTCATCACATTTAACTGACATTGTCGCCGACTGCCAAGCAGGTGTACGAATACACTCGGCAGCCTCCAAAAACTGCTGTTTGTTAGCAGGAATAGGGGTGGCAGCATTGCGATTAAAAGATATCAGTACTGAACCATCTGTAACAGATGAACAATCAGAAATGTACTCAACTTTTAGCTTTGTCAACTTAAACTTCTGAAACTGACAAGCAATAGGGGCCAGCCAAGGGAAGGCAGCAGGCTCGGCGGGGTCTATTATATAAGATGATCCGTAAGCGAGCCCAAACCCAGAAACTGATGCAACCACATCCGAAAAGTATTCACGGTGGGTAACCGTAATACAATTTGGTTTACCACTAATTTTTATCGGTTTGTGGCGCATTACCTTTGACACAGCTGAAGGCACACCAACAGAATAACCATTGGAAACAACAGGTGACTTCATCTTCTGCTTGGTCATACTCGGTGAGAATTTTATTGCTTTTTCACTTGGCTTACTGGTAAGTTGTTTTAACTTGGCAACAATATCTTTAATATCCTCAGATTGCAATTTATCCTGGTGTTTAAAACCAAGATTTTTCAACAACTTATTTGAGGAACGGATACTGTTGTCACGAGATTCAACAAGATCATTAAAAGCCATTTTAGATCCATCAACTATACCATGTTTGGCCAATTTGTAAGGAGCACTAACAAGAGTGGCAATTTCCTTAGAAACATTAGCTGCTATATCTCCAACATCCTCAGCCAAACCCAATCTACGACGCGGCATAACTAATAATTTATATTTTTGTTTTCCTTTGGGCAAACAACAGGCGCCCTCTGTGGCATTTACGATACCAGCGGGTGACTTTTAAACGCGATTTCCCAGCGCGAAAGATATCTATTCTACACTAATATAAGCCCCAATGTCCTTTTCCATTATTTTAGTTATAATATTATTGGAAAGAACTTGATTCTTCAAAACATTACTCAGATATACATCCAATTCACTAACCTCACTAGGTGAGATATCATAAACTAGTGACAGAAAGACATAAGTCTCAACCGTCATCTCGGATGTTTTACTAACCCTCAACGAGTAATCATTATTTACTACAACGGGCAATGCCCCCTTAGTCTGATCAATGATGTTAAGAAAAAGTTTCTTCATAAAAGAGACATGGTTAAATATGGCCATATTACCACGTGAGACACCTTGCAACCAACCATTTACGTTATGTTGGTACTGAACAGAGTGTCCACACTTAGCTAAAACTCGACCGAGTTTAGGTGTAAGGATATAACCATTATTCGTCGGTAAGAAACGAGCCGAAAAGAAACTGACGTCAGGGAAACGGGTACAAACCAATTTAGGTTTGAATCCCAACTGAATTAATACAAATTCAAAACGCTCAGCGTCTAATGGAGAATAGGGTTGCACGATAGAATCGTCGCCGCCCACCAGCAAGTTCACTATTTTTGATGGATCATCTTTAATACTATGGCCAGTGGCAATAGTAGCTGCAAAAACGGACACCAATAAGTTTATTATGCTGTTACCGATCGTTGTGTTAGGGTCACCGCTTTTCCTAGTAGCATTAATATCATAGGAAATGTTGTGAGCACCTACTCCAATGGTTTTATACTGCCGCAAAAACACTTGGAGAGCCGGGCCACATAAACCACAGCCTTCATATATACGCCTCTCCAAATCAAGCGCTCTGCTTGATACTGTCCGGTCAAAGCGGGAAAAATCATTTTCATATAATAGTTCCTTATCCCGCCCAAGCATCCAGCTCCCGATGTCGTTGGCATCAAGGCCAGACGCAAAACAGTATGGAGATTTGACGTGCCACTGCTTCTTAAGCATCTCTGAAAATGCAAGAAGCCATGGTGCTAACAACACATTAGCTTCACTAGAAACACCCTGAATTAATCTCGGGTCAGCATTTTCTAAATCACCAAGAAGTAACTCCCTCTTGATGAAAGATCGCCGGCGGCACCAATTATCAATATTGTGTTTTGTAGTTCCACTTACCCGTATGTTGGTCAAAGCACGAATGTGGTCTTCCCTCCTATTTTTGGGGAACCTACGATTCCAGTGTTCGAACCCGCGAGCCTCAATATGACTATAAGGAATAATCTGAGGCTGCCAAATCCCAAACCACTGGTCAAATAAATCCCACATTTCATCATCTGGAGGATTGTCAACCTCGAACAACGCACGATTATTAATGGCTAATAATTCATTACCTTGCGTGTCAGCATGCATAGACGGTCTATAGTATTTAACAGCTATACCGTAATTAAATGCCGGTCGAAGTTGATCACGTTTAAAATCGTCACGTATCTTAATATTTGTACCATTTTCACGCCGTCTAAACTTATTCAGACACAAAGTGGCACGAATAACAGGCTCACAATGAGCAAACCTTGAACAGACGGCCACAGGCATTAAACAAAGATAAGACAAAGCAGCAAGTATTGGGAAAACAAAAGTTATTATAAGCTGCCTAATGCGTTCAATGGTAAGACGATAACTAGCAGTAGCATGATGATTTCGTGCATTGGTAAGGGCTAAGACGCAAACGTCTACAACAACCTTATCAAGTACACACTCATCAAGCCGCCATTGTGGATTTTGCCTAATAGTTTGTAATGCATGACTAATTAAATAAGGCAAATCCATTTTATCCACACCTATTATAATTGATTTTAAACACAATAAAGTTAATAGTAGTGTGGGAACCTTGTTGCCGTTAATAAGAACATAGGACTGATTCGGTTTATCGGTCAGAACCCCTACATTGGGTAACATGGCAACAGTGGTAGGAAAATCAAGTTTTACGTAGTGATCAAAATAATGGAACTCATAAACATAGCTATCTCCAATTACATCCATAGTTTGAGACCAAACAATGGTGCCACTGGTTGTGTTGTAGCTGCCACCTTCACGTAACCAACCTAAGTCTGGATGGTGATAAGCAGCAGCACAACCGCGCACGCTCATGGTAATCATATTTCCGGAGCGAGACCAAAAGGCCTCATCTCCGGCAATAGTCCCAGCAGCACCGCTGCCGAATTCATGAACGACTGCGTAAGCATGTTTATGTTTAGACAATAATAAAACCAGATCATCACGTGAGAAATAGTAGAGTGAATGTACAAACATGAGAGGATGATGTAATCCACGATGACAAGAACAATCTTGTACAAGGTGGTTGCACCATCTATCGCAACCAACATACTTTTGATTACGAATTGCATCTTGAGCAGTAAGAACTGGGCAGTTAGCCCAAATATCTGAACGACCATAACGACGATGTCTAGTAACCGAGCCACCAACATCAACGATAGTCCCACAGTACTGCGGACTAAGTCGAAGCTGTTCGATAACCAAACATTCAGCAATGGCTCTCTGTACATGAAGGACCGGATGGGGTGAATTTCCACCGTATCCCGGCTGTAACTTAAAACTTGGGTGCAAACCGACACAAAGATCAATATTACCAAAAGGTAAAAACAAATTGTGTAAGCACGCATCGGTAGTAAGAACAACGTCTTGCACAGAGCTCGTATGCATCTCATGGGAAATGTAAA